TCGTCGGCGGTGGCTCAGCCACCGACCGAAGAAACTTCACCTTTGATCGCATGACGACCAAAGGTGGCGGTGTCCCAGACCCTCGGGTCTGGGACAACGTCCCCATGAGGTATAACCTCTGGAAACCACGGGTACGTATGGCCTTTTTCCATACGCTTCCCAGGAGGCAGGATATCCATCGGGGTATCGCCTCTTCCTCAAAGTGAGGAATTGGATCATCCTGGTGTATTACCAGTTTGAACCATTTACGCGAGCGTTTGAGTTGCTCAAACCTCGTCTTCTGCTCGTTCAGGGAATACTCCGTGATCGAGCCATCGAAAAACTCATCCGTGATGAGAATCGATAAAGCCTGGAGTACGAATTCGTCGTACTTCAGCCAGTCCCACACCTCTTCGGGGTAGGACAAGAAACGCTGGAGGAATATTCCGTCCACCGTTTTTAGAACCTCTATGAGCCTTTGTGCTCTATAGGTCTTATTTCGGTCTCCACCTTCGATGAAGATCGATTTCTCGCCTGCGGTCCAGAGTGGATCGTGGCGTCCGTTTAAGAACATTGAAATTCTATGTTTCAATGTCTTGTAAAAATTGGTGTTCTCCACTTCGGGACAACTACCATATGACACCATCTGGAGCCTATGGCCCCAGTGGGTATGATTAAGGAGTAAGTACATCTTCTCCTTATGATCCTTCACTTGGGTAAACCAAGTGGAGTTCTTACGATCCGAACCGAGTAAATCGGCCCGGAGTCTTCCTTGCAACCTGTGACACCCTTGTGCCCAGACGTTGATTGTCGGCCTCTCCTCCATATATTGGGAGGCGTAGGCCCATCCTGCGAGGATCTTCCATGGATCATCGTAGTGTACCCTGCTTCGCGGCATTTCCGTGAAGGGGATATCGTCCGAGGTGTCCATAGTGGACGCCTCGTCGAGTCCGCTGCCTGACATAGCGCAGAGCAGCGGCGTTGGGTCTTCCTCCGCCTCACCGCGAAGGTTGAAGAAAAATCCGTTCTCTACTAGGTAGGGACGGACTTCATTCGAAAGTCTGCTACCAGCCTTTCGAAGTGTAAGAGCACTTGGTATCTGTTTGAGATACAAGTGCTTGACCCCTCTGACGTATTCACGTAGAGGGATCGGTGTTATGGCCTGGCGGTCTAGCCGCCGGTCATAGTAAAGTGTACTCTTTTCTAATTT